TTAGACAATGGAAGAGAAAGAAAGTCAAAATAACGGTGATAAACAGGGAGATAACAGATTTGATTATATTAAGGCTTATAGATGGCAAAAAGGACAATCAGGTAATCCCGCTGGTAGACCTAAAGAGAAAACTCTTAAAGAATTTGCTCGTAATTTCTTAGCTAACTTATCTGATGAAGATAGGATTGAATACTTAAAGGGTGTAGACCCTAGAGTAGTGTGGGAAATGAGTGAAGGTAAAGCCAAGCAAGACCTTGAACTAAGCGGTGAAGTTAAATCTAAAATAGTTAAACTAGATGAATAATCCTTTAGAACCAATATTAGAACTTTTTGGATACGAAGAAACCTCTAGGGAAGAGGTAAGATTAATTGAAATTAAAGATGAATGATGAAGTTAGCTTTACAGAACTTAGTGGATTCTTTCCTAAACAGAATGAGGCTAAACTCGCTTCTAAGCGTTTTAAGTTTACTTTATTTGGTGGAAGTGTAGGAAGCGGTAAGAGTAGATGGCTTAGGTGGATGTGTGTTTATTGGTTAATGGAATACTATGCGAAATACGGAATCAAAGGAGTTAGAGCAGGATTATTCTGTGAAGATTACCCTTCCCTTAACGATAGACACTTATCTAAGGTCAAGTTTGAATTTCCCGAATGGCTTGGTCGTTTCAACGAAGCTAAGCACGAATTTACCCTTGCACCTGAGTATGGAAGCGGGATTATCGCTTTTAGAAACCTTGACGACCCAGCAAAATACCTTAGTGTCGAATTTGCCGTTATAGCGATTGATGAGATTAACCGAAATCCAAAGACAACGTTTGATATGCTTAGGAGCAGACACCGCTGGCCTGGTATCAAAGACGTAAAGTTTATAGCTGGCTGTAATCCCCTTGGAGAAGCTTGGGTAAAGAATATGTGGGTTAAGCGAATGTTCCCACCTGAAGAGAAAGAACAGTATGAGTTTGTATTCGTTCCAGCACTTCCTACAGATAATCCGCACTTAGACCAAAGCTACTACAGACAGTTAGAAAGTCTACCAGAAAACCAGCGTAAAGCTTACTTAGAAGGTAATTGGGATGCTTTTGATGAGGGTGTGGATGAAAAAGGATATATACGCTTAATAAACGACAGAGAGTTGCAAGGAGCTTTAACTAGCGAAGAGGAACATTCAGGATACATAATTGCCGGAATTGACCCTGCGGCTGGTGGTGATAAGAGTGCGATAGTTGTGAAGTCGGCTCATTTAATGGAAATAGTCTTTAACCAGAAACTCCCTGATACAATGGATTTGGTGGGTCAAGCTTTAGATATTAAAAAGAAGTACAAAGTTGACTACTGGGTTGTGGATAAAACAGGTGTAGGACAAGGCGTGTTTGACCGCTTAAAGGAAATGGACTTCCCAGTAAGAGGTGTAAGTTTTGGCGAGAAGAGCGAGGACGACCAATACCAGAACCTTAAAGCTGAATGGCATTTTAGGTTTAGGAAATGGGTTGTAAGCGGTGGCAAACTTAAACAAGACTATGGCTGGAATGAGCTTGAATATGTTAAATACAAACACAAGGATTCAAAGATTATTATCCAGCCTAAAGAGGATTTGTTTAGAGAAGGAATAATGAGTCCTAACTGTGTTGATGCTGCTGTCCTTACTATGGTGGTTAGTGATACTACGATTAAAAGTCAAAGAATGGTAAAAATGAACGCTGGTCGGGCGTTTGGTGATAAAACTGTGGAGATTTGGCATGGCGAATGATTGGTATGGGCAACAACTTGTAAGTGATGACGTTCCTTTAGTAGACGCTGGCGAAGGACGGGATATTGTATTAAGAGAGTTTAGGTTTGCTATGCTTCCTAACGCTATAATACCGACTAAGCAGATGTTGTTTAATGCCCATTGGGCTTATATACGTGATAAATTGTGGGCTGACGGACTTGAGGCTAATGAAGACCACGCTCCTCGTGTGGTGATAGGAAAATATGCTTATAGGATATTTATAGTTTGTCAGTTAAAGAGTTCAGTTACCGGAAAACAGAGACACGCTAAACAAAGACCTCAAAATTTAGGTGAAGTACTGAAAGGCGTTGACAAAAAGAATAAATAGTGTATAATATAAATATACAGACATGGCAGAAGCGGAGCGATTAAAGACCTAGACCTAATTGGTTAAGTCTTTTTTTATGGAGAACGTAGATTCTCGCCCGTTAGAGCTACAAAAGATTGAAGACTGCTACATGGAGTCGTTTAACTTTCTACAAGCTAGAAAGCAACGACAGGTTAAGCAGTTAGTATTAATGAACAACCTACAGCGTGGAGATCAAAACATCTCCTCCACGTTGCTTTTAACGTTGTTTAATCGTGTACTTTCCAACTTATACGACGACAAATTACAAGTAAAATTCCTACCTTCGCAAGGGATTACACAGGAGCAACTGAACTCTTACAACGTACTCTCACAGTCTGATTACTTAGAAATGGGCAAGGGAAAGATTGACTATGACTGGTGTTGGGACACTTTGTTTTTTGGGCGTGGCTACTGTGAAACCTACAAGTTTAACAAAAAGAGGAAGATACTAGAGCCTTGTGTTATAAACCCATTAGTTTTTGGATATGACCCTTACTTTGAAGAGGTACAAGACTGGAGATACTACTGGAAGTGGATAACTAAGAGCCGTACTGAAATAACTAGATTGATTAAAAACGGTACGATAACAGGGATTAAAAGCCCTGACGACATCCCAAGCGGTGTAGATGAGTACTTGTGGAACTACAAATCTTTAAGAGACCAAGCCAAACAAGCGGTTGAACCTGCTGCGAACTCAATGGGTGGCGATATTTATCAGATACTTGAGTTCTACGGATACGACGAGAAAGGGGATAAATACTGCTATTGGATAGATAAAGGATTCTCTAAGTGTCTGTATGAAGAGAAGCTAGACTTTGATGACCTTGACTATGGAGACGGGGATGTCGGTTCTAAGTGGCCTATTGTGGTTAAAGAGTCTTTTAGAGAGCCACATTCTTCAGTAGTTTACTCAATTCCTGATTTAATTGAAGATAAACACAGAGCGCACTCGGTACTTCTTAACTTAGCTTTCATGGCGGCTAAAGATAGAGCTAACCCGCTTTACTGGTACGACCCTAATAAGATACAGGACGTTACCCAGTTTATGAGCCGTCAGATTAACCAACACATCCCAGTTGAAGGAGACGGCAATCTAGCGGTTGGCCCGATAAATACCGAAGACCCTATGTCTCCCGGTTTGATTCAATTCATTTCAGTTTTGACAGCAGAAGCTAACAACCCTGTAGGGACAGGGATTGTAAGTCAACCTAGTGCTTCTAAAGGCGACAAAACAGCTACACATGACGCTATCCAGCAACAGCTTAATGACCTTGCTTCTAGTTTAAGCTCTAAGGTAATGCAATTCGGAGAGTCTGAGTTTTGGAGTCATTGGTTTCACCGCTACGCACAGCACGCTGGTGTCTTAAAAGAGAAAATGGCTAACATTGTCGGTGTGAACGGTATAAAGAGCCAAATGATTGACATGAAAGACTTTAACACCAACTTTCCGCCTGGTGTTTTCGTGTACTCTGCAAAGCAAGCTGAGTATAAGGAGTTGGTGGAGCGAAGAGATTTGATGCAACTCTACCCTGCGTTGATGCAGAGCATGGAAGCTGATGGACTCCGAAACTTTAATAAACACGTATTTTTCCCGAAGTTCTTACAAGACCCTTCTTTGATAGATATTATGTTCCCTAAGACGCTTGATGAGATTAAAGCTGATGACGAGAACCAACAGTTAGTGGACGATAAATTTGTACAAGCTCAACCGACAGACAACCATACTACACACATTTATATTCACAATTCAATTCCTCCCGGGAAGAGGACGTGGGCTATGTGGTTTCATATAGCCGAACACGAGAAACTTCTTGCTCAACAGAAACAACAGGAAATGGAAGCACAGAAAGTAGCCTTACAACAAGCGCAGATGCAAATGCAGAGTAAATTACAGCCAGCAGGCTCTGAAACCCAGCCATCTAAGCCTAATCAGCCAAATGGTATGGGAGCAGAGAAGAGGTCGCCTATGGCTCAAGCGTCTCCTTTAAAAACGGAGATGAATCCAAATTTATCAACTAACAACATACAACAATGAAAAAGAAACCAGAGAAACCAGTAAAAGAAGTGGTGATAGAGGTGGTAGTGCCTCACGTTGAGGTTGCTAAAGTCGCTCCTCTTAATACACTTTTTGGTAACGGAGAACTAGAAGTCCTTCGCGCCAAACTTAACGAAGTAATTGCAAAATTATGAACAGTACATACGTAACACCCTTACCGCAGGATGCTTCACTTAACTCAATGCAGGACTTCCCGTCCCCGAAGAGAGCTTTAGCCCGCAGTACAAGCGAAAATGCGACAGCTTCTTCAGTGATTTCTCTTACTCACGATACTACCAGTCTTGAGGTAGCCGCAGTAGGTGGTTCAGCCGCTATTAGGTGGGTTGCAACTAGCGATACTCAAGCAAGTATTGTAACTATTGCAGGAGCTACTTCAAACTTTGACCACGTTATACCTGCTAATACAATGCGTAGATTCGTAGTGCCTCGTGAAAGCGTAGGCAACCCGCAAAGCGTGCAAGGCGTAAATAGGTCTAATGGCTTATTTCAAAGAGTAGCACTAAAAACATTAGGAGTAGCAAGCGTCATGTTAGGAGAATTTTAAGGAGAATTCTAATATGAAAAAAGAAAAAATTATTAAAGTCCAAGTAGTAGAAAAGAGAAAAATGACCCCTGAACAAATAGCCGCTCGTGAAAGGGTCAAGATAACTAACGTAGCGGAAAAAGTATTTAACCAACAATATAGCGATTAATTAACTAACTTAAACATATGAGCTTACGAAAACCGATAAAAGTTGCCCGCCTCACCGACACAGGTGATGTTGGAGCAGGTTCTGTGGCAGGTGGTGTAGCTAAGACTTTCAACCTTCCACAAGATACCGATAACATAGTAATGAAAGTTCAAGCCTCTTTAGTGGGTACTTCAGTTAGTGCTACTCTACAAACCACAGATGACGGAGGAACTACTTGGTATGATGTAGCCCGTTCTAAACTGGTTACGGTGTCAAACAACACAATAGCTGATTGGGTTAGCATCCCAGTAATAGGGTTTGGGTACAAAACCACGATTATTAACGGTACGATAGCCTCAGTAGGCGGACAACCAGCCGCTTCTATTGGCGGAACTAGCGGAAGTGCTGCAGCGTCTACTTTAGGAGCTGGGCAATTCTCAGGACTTCCTTTAATGGACACTTATAACCGAGTGTTTATTCAATACACAGGCAACGTTACTACTAATGATTTGGTTCAGGTAGATATTTACGCTAACAATCAATCTAACCGAGCCTAACGTGAATAACTCTTTCTTACAAGAAATGTTTGAAGATGCTGTTGTCGCTGATACGACTGTGATTCTTAGAGAAAGAAAAGAAGAACTTACTAAAATAGTAGAAGCTATCAATCATCTAGCACAGACTGCAGATTGGCAACTACTTAAAGACAGAGTATTTGACGGACAAGTAGAAAAGATAAAGAAAAATCTACAGTTAGAAAGTGAGAAAAGCGAACTCCAACCCACAAAGATATATCGGCTTCAGGGGGAACTTGAGTGGGCAAAGAGATATAGCGACCTTTATAAATTAGCCGAAACTTATAAAGTAGAAATTAATAATATAACAAAGAAACTTAACGATTATGATTCAAGCGGAACGTCAAGGCAGAATTTCTGAGCCAGTTACTAAGTCTTACCCTCAAGTAATTGGGGGAACGTGCGAGTTTTGTGGAGTGGTTGATAACAAACAGCCTTCACACATGCAGTACAAGCTTTGCCCACACTTTAGGGAAATGGGCGAATTAATGTGTACTTACTGTCCTGAAAATGCAGACCCTATTGAAATTACTAACAGGGCGAAACTCACGATTCACGGTAGCCCCACCAACCCACACCAAGTAATAGTAGTATGTGATTCTTATAACTGTTCCCAAGCGCACCTGAAAAGGTTTAAGCGCAACGCATAACTCGCTTGCAGGTTAGTCCCCTCGCAAGTTTGATGTATAACAACTAATACTCGCTTAGGAGTCGCTACCTAAGTTTGATGTGCCGAAAGGCAAAGGAGCTGACATGACAGATTTAACAAATGACAACGTACAACAATGAAAAAGAAACCAGAGAAACCAGTAAAAGAAGTGGTGATAGAGGTGGTAGTGCCTCACGTTGAGGTTGCTAAAGTCGCTCCTCTTAATACACTTTTTGGTAACGGAGAACTA